AATGAGCAACTTAATTTTCAGTTGGGATAATGATTTAGCGGGGAACTCTGGAACACATCAATTTAATACGCTGAATAGCAAATTTGGTGATGGCTATGAACAAAATATTTCGGTTGGTATAAATAACCGGAAAGGGACATGGCCAATAACCAAAACTGCATCAAAAACGGTTATCCAAGCGATTAAACAGTTTCTTGATAGTCATAAAGGGGCAGACTCATTTTTGTGGGAATCTCCACTGGATGGCCAAGTTCGGGTTAAAGCGGGTGAGTACCAGATTGAAAATCGTGGTTCAGGTTTATATCGTCTTACAACCACATTTACGCAAGTTTTCTATCCTTAAAATTTATTCAATTTCATGCCCTGCTTAGTCAGGGCTTTTTTGTGAGCAAATTATGGCTAAGCAAACAGTTAGTTTGGGCACAGCTCCCACTGGCGCAGGCGGAGATACGTTTCGATCAGCTGCCTCCAAGCTTCAAGCAAATGATAATGAACTCTATGCCGCATTAGGTGGTGCGTCTGGTACTTTGCCATCCGCATTACCCATCGCAAATGGTGGTACAGGTCAAACCACAGCTTTGACTGCATGCCGAGCTTTAAGAGTTTGGAAGGGTGAAAGAGTTGTAGATATTGATTTAAATACAGTAATTGAACCTGGATTCTATGGTAACGATACTTATGCTTCGGGCTTGGTCAGTAATAATTTCCCCGTTTCAGGTCATACTGGTTCATTACAGGTCTTAGATGTATCTGGATCGAATGGTTTTAGAATCCAAATTTATAAAACGGCTACAAACAATGAAACCTATTCACGTATTACAACAAATTCAGGAGCCAGTTGGTCTACGTGGAAACGAGCAATTGATGCCAATGATGCTGTTTATCAGCAATTAGTTGCTAATGGTTTGGGGGCTGGTGGATTTTCATTAGGAGCAGCAGATTTAAATGCTTTGGCAGCGCAAGGTTTTTTTGTGGGGCTACAAAACCAAAGTACTGCTGCAACTGCAGCAAAAAATTATCCGACTACAGCATCTCAGTTCATTCTTGGATTTAATATTAAAAATGCGACTGAGCATGAAGCACAGTTATCTCTTTGTACTTCAACGAGTCAGATGTTTTTTCGACGTAAAAGCTATGGTGCAGCCTATAGCGCTTGGTTTGAATTGAAAACAACGGCAAATACAACCATTGATGGTTCGGGTTTTATCAAAGCAGCATCACCAGTGGTCAAATTGTTTAATGATCATATTGAGTTAAATGATGATGCTCAAAAACAGCCTATCACGTTCGAAAAATTGGGTATTGGTGATTACCTGGTAAAAGGTTCACTCGGTCTTGCCCAGGAAGGTTGGTATATCGAAGTCCCAAAAGATGCTAATGGCAATACTGTTGTTGCGGTTATCTATACCACCTTAGAAAATGGCGATATTTCAGTAAAAACCCATAAGCGTAAGTTTGATTTTGAACTGGCTGCAGTGGTGCCAGATTTGGATAATCCTATCGATATTCCTGATACCCGTTGGATCGATCTGCGCTTACATGAAGAACCTCAATTAGAGGAAGCTATTGATGACACTGAACAGTGATTTTCAGAAACTGTATGTTGATGGATTAATTACCTTGTATGAACTTGATGCCAGCCAATTAGGAGCTGGCATTTTACGTTTTCATGGGCATATTTCTTATCAAGATTGGGAGCGTATTTACACATCCATCGGATCAGCAGGATTGATCGGTTCAGATACTGGCTCTATTGGTAAAGTCTTTGATGTGGGCACCAATAAAGTCTGGAACCGAAATATTATTTGGCAAGGTCAAACATTTGAGCCATTGCCCCTTGAAGTGACAGGGCTAGAGATGCGCTCCGATGGTAAAGCTTCAGCACCATCACTAGCGATGGCCAACAATATTGCAGGGGTACAAAATGCCGTTTCTGCATATTGTTTACAGTTCAATGACTTTGCTGGAGCCAAACTTAAAGTTATTCGCACTTTAGCAAAATACATAGATGCGGAAAATTTTAGTGCAGGCAATAGCACTGCTTCAAATGAGGCCAATGAACAGCTCTGGTATATCGAGCAAAAGACCTCAGAAAGTTCAGCTCAAGTCTCATTTGAACTATCCAATCCAATTGATTTTGAAGGTCAAAGAATTCCAGTCCGTCAAATTACCAACATGTGCCACTGGTGCGTGATGGGCAATTACCGTGGTGAAGAATGTGGCTATACAGGTGCTGCAATGTTCACTGATAAAGATCAACCAACGGATAACCCTGCATTAGATAAATGCGGGGGGCGTTTAAGTTCCTGCAAGCTGCGATTCGGCAGTAAACCTTTACCGATTGGGGGTTATCCAGCAGCCAACTTAATTGGGTGAAATATGCAATTATCAACAACCATCAAACATGCCGTTATAGAGCATGCAGCACAGGTGTATCCGCAAGAATGCTGCGGTGTCATCGTGAGTGGTATTTATCTGCCATGCCGAAACGTCGCCGATGATTTGAGTCAATTTGAAATTCATCATGAAGACTTAGCAAATGCAGAAGACATGGGGGAAATTGAAGCCTATGTGCATTCGCATCCAAATGCCAGTGTTCGAGCATCTGAACTGGATTTAATTCAAATTGAATTGCACCAAAAGCCATGGGTGATTTGTGCCTATCCAGAAGTTGAATTTCAGGTGTATGAACCATTTGGTTATCAACCTGCTTTGGTTGGACGTAATTATTACCACGGTTGGCAAGACTGTTATGCCTTGATCCGTGATTACTACCAACGTGAACTCAATATCACACTGCCAGATTTTGAACGTGTGGATCGATGGTGGGAAGATCCAGCGCATGCGTCACTGTATTTGGACAATTTTACAAAAGCAGGCTTTTATGAAGTGGATACTTTACAGCGCGGTGATGTGCTTATTTGTCGCGTGGGTCGTACTGAACACCCTAATCATGCTGTTGTGTTTCTTGCTGATGATGGTCAGCTCCAGTCAGAACAAAGTGAACCCTGCATAGGCTCAGCACTCATTCTACATCACCCTTATGGACGTAAATCAGTACGGGAAATTTACGGGGCACAGTGGCAAGAGCGGGTGGTTAAGATTGTGAGGCATCAAGATGTTAAAAACCATTAAGTTGTACGGCATTCTAGGGAAGAAATTTGGTAAGCAATTCAAACTGGATGTGGCCAATACCCGTGAAGCCATGCGTGCTTTATCTGCACAAGTTCCTGGCTTTGAAAAGTTCATGTTACATGCACATGAGCAGGGCCTTACTTTTGCGGTATACCAGGACAAACTTAATATTTCAGAACAAGAAATTGACATGAGTACTGATGCTAGCGTGATCAAGATCGTTCCAAAAGTGATTGGTGCGGGCGGGAATGGCATCGTGCAAACCATTATCGGGGCTATCCTAATCGTTGCGGGTGCTGTAGCAATGTATTTCGGACAACCTTGGGGAGCAAATTTAATCGGTGCGGGTATAGGCATGATGATTGGTGGTGTGGCTCAAATGCTGATGCCTAAAATTGATAATACACAAGACAGCAATCAGGACGGTAATAAAGCCAATATGGGCTTTGGTGGTGCAGTGACCACAGTGGCACAGGGTAATCCAGTGCCTGTGTTGCGTGGTCGTCGTGAAGTTGGCGGTTTTATTGTTTCAGCAGGGCAATATCCAGAAGATCAAATCTAATCATCTTAATTTTTATGGGCGCTTTAAGCGCCTTTTTTAATGCTTGGGTAGGCGTATGAATCGAGTGGTGCAAGGTGCAAAAGCGGGCAGCGGTGAAGCGAGAAAGTCTGTCATTGCTACAGACTCGGCACAATCCAAAACCTTTATTAAAATTCTCTATGGATTATCAGAAGGTCCAATCAAAGGCTTGGTGAATGGCATACGTTCAATTTACCTAGACGATACCCCTTTACAAGATGCCAATGGGATTTGGAACTTTGAAAATGTAACTGTCGATTCACGCCTGGGCACAAATGATCAAACTTATATCGATGGCTTTCCAGACATTTCTTCAGAAACAGGTATTGGGGTTGAACTCAAATCCAGTGCAGCATGGGTCAAAAGCTTTACCAATCTTGAACTTGATGCACTACGTATTCGTTTACGTTGGGGGCCACTACGCCAACAAAATATGGACAATGGAGATGTCAGTGGTATCACCATTCTCTAT